CTCCTAAAGTTGGTAGAATAGCCAATGCGGAGTTGAAAATGGCCTTGATGCATATGAATCCTGATGCCATTGTTATTTCTGATTATAATAAAGGATACCTTCTTGATGAAGACTTGTGGAGTTTATGTCATAATTTTAACAGACCAATCTTTGTAGATACAAAGAAACGTAGACTTTTTCAAAAAGATAATGTATACTGGAAAATAAACGAAAAAGAATTTGATGCACTGGACAAAGATCATTTACCTAATGACACTCATCTCATTGTCACTCTGGGATCTCGTGGCGTAAGGTGGGCTGGAACTGTTTTCCAACCACAGGAAGTCAAAGTATTTGATGTCTGTGGTGCTGGTGATACATTCTTGGCTGCTTTGGTCTACCAGTTTTTAAAAACTCAACATATGCAGAAGTCTATTGATGTTGCTAATAGAGCGGCTGCAATATCTGTAACACATCCTGGCGTTTATCATTTAACTAAGGATGATATCGAATCACTATATGGAGGAAGAAATGAAAAGATCGGATCTGATGCATTACAGACTACAGGCATGGATGCGAGAGCACAGTTGCAAGGACATTGAGTATCTTGGTGTGAGAAAAGATACTCTTGGTGAAGATAAACATTTCTATAGAATTGGAGAACATGAAGTTCCTCATGATTGTATAGAAGAATTGGAAATGGAAGAGGTAGAAGAATGAGATACTGTGTAGACATTGATGGTACTATCTGCACCCCAACCAAGGGAAGGGATTACGAAAGTGCAACACCATATAAGAGTAGGATAGAGACCCTAAATAAATTATACGATGAAGGAAATTATATAATTTACTTCACTGCTCGTGCAATGGGTAGATTCTCAGATGAGAGATATCCCATCGCTGCAGCAAAGGCTTCAGAAGTCTTATTTGACTTGACTCAACAACAACTTAAAGAATGGGGTGTCAAGTATCATGAACTGATTATGGGCAAGCCTCATGCAGATATGTTCATAGATGATAAGGCTTGGCCTGATCATGTATTCTTCAATGATGTGAAATGAGAACTTATCCCAAATCCCCTAGTGCTAGTAGAAGACCTCGTAATGCGAGGGCGGCGGAACCTGTCAAGTATGTTCCAAAGGGTTGGGGATATGAAAAATGGATAGCTAACTGTGAGAAATATTGTGGTAAGTTATTGTTTATTGTCAAGGGCAAACAGTGTTCATGGCATTTCCATAAACTAAAAGACGAAGTATTTTTTGTTCAAAGTGGAAAGATTAAACTCTTCCACGGATGGGAAGATGATATAGAACATGCACATATAACCATATTGGAAAAGGGAGATAAATTCCATGTACCTATTGGTCTGAAACATAGAATGTATGCACTAGAAGATACCGAACTATTTGAGTTCAGTACCGAGCATTCAGATTCAGATTCACATAGGATTATGCCTGGAGATATGCTTTAACGCTAGTATATTTGTAGTCATACCAAGAGTTATCTGCACAAGTATATTCTTGATACTTATTTTTTAAATGAAGGGGGAATGGAATCGTTTCGATTTCAGCCCCTTCTTTTTCGGCAATTAATTCTGCAACAACTTCAAATGATATTGGTTCTCCAGTTCCAATATCATATATTCCACTTCCTGATGTGTTATCTAACACTACATTTACAACATCATCAACACATACAAAGTCTCTGAAAGCATATTCAGAATCTTCAAATACCTTTATTACTCTATCTTCTTTTGCTTGTTGAGTGAACTTACTTATTGGACTTGCTTGGTTTCCTTTGTGTTCCTCACCTTTTCCATATACATTAAAGTATCTGAATCCCTGAACCAGTTCAAATTCATCCATATGATCTTGAACCCAGTAATCAACAGTTGCTTTAGACAGTGCGTAGAAGTTTAGAGGGTTAACAGTTTGTTTCATATAACCAAACTCTGAATGAATCCTACCATATACAGAGGCAGATGATGCATACTTAACTGGAATACTATACTCTATTGCTTTCTTAAAAAGTTCAATAGAGAACTTAATATTATATTGATATATCTTGTCTATATCTGTCTCGGTAGTACTTGATATTGCTCCTTGGTGAATGATCATTTCCACCTTATCCCAGTCTTCATACTCCTCTAGGAACTTAAATGCTCCATCTTGTTCAACTCTGTATACATTTTCTGGATCAAGTCTCTTCAGAAATGCTTGGCCAATAAAACCATTATAACCTGTAAGTATAATCATTGTTCTGCAAAATGTAGTGGTAAAAAGAATACTTGAACTAATCTATACAGATCGTCTTTGTATATAAGTTCATTATCATATGATCCATGTAATATATTATCTGGGTACAGTATCATTCTATTATATTTCATTTTTGCCAAATGTATTAGTTCCCAAGGGCCTATACTATCAGCAACATAGTCTTCATCCCATATTCCTTCTTGATCTGGATTGATTTGCATCCCTTTATATGTATAGAACCCAGTGCCACCACTAATTTCTTTACCTTTGTTTAAATATACCAATCCTGCCCATCCTCTACCAGTACTCTCTGGTGGAAAATCTACATGGGGAAGTCTATCTCTGTCTTTAGATTGAGTTACATTGACAGAAAATGGAACATTTAGACATGCTCTATGGAATTCATTTACTTCTCCCATCTTTAATCCATATACATTGTCTGCAATCTGTTTCCAGACATCATGTATATGATCCAAATTCATATTCATATCTACTCTAGTTCCAGGCACTCCTCCACATATTCTTTTATTATTTGTGCTTGGACATCTAAGTGCTAGATTCCTGACTAGATTTGGATTTTTATAGAAGTTATCAATATAAACTATTGGTGTTTCTTCCCATCCCATTACCTCCACTCTTGCACCCAACTCCTCGTTGATTGCGAATGTCTCTTGTTCATCAATAAAATACTTTTTCATATAACCTAAATACTTTGGAGAAAGTTATGAATTACTGGAATGGCAAAACCCAACAGTAAAGAGGGGTTGAAAGAATACGCTCTTAGAAAACTCGGAAAGCCAGTACTGGAGATCAATGTCGATGATGATCAGATTGATGATCTTATCGATGATGCCGTTCAGTATTTCCATGAAAGACATGGAGAGGGTATTGATAGAGTTTTCCTGAAGCATAAACTGACTGAGGCAGAAAGGACTGCTATGGTTGGAATTGCTCAAACAACAACGGTTACTGATACCTTTGGAGGGATTTCTTCTGCAGAGTACACAGAACAAGCTAATTATCTCCCATTACCAGACTCTATTATTGGAGTCAATAAAGTATTTAAAATGGACTCATCCACCTTATCGGCGGGTATGTTCAATATAAAATACCAGATCTTCCTTAATGATTTATACTACTACGGTGCAATAGATTTATTGAACTATAGTCAAACAAAATCATACTTGGAGACTATAGATTATCTGCTTAATCCAGATGTTCAAGTAAGATTTAACAAAAAGAACAGTAGATTATACATGGATATAAATCTAAATGAGCTCACGAACGATCATTATTTAATATTAGATTGTTTTAGAGTTGCAGATCCCGAAAGTGATACCGCAGTATACAATGACTTCTGGCTTAAGCAGTATACCACTTCGCTTATCAAACGTCAATGGGGACAAAACCTCATTAAATTCACAGGTGTTAAACTTCCTGGCGGATTGGAATTAAATGGTAGACAAATATATGATGATTCTGTTATGGAAATAGAAAAACATGAGAAGACTCTCATGGAAGAATATGCGATGCCACCTCTAGATATGGTTGGATAAATGCCACTATCACCTTTCTTTTTACATGGATCTCCAAGTGAACAAAGATTAGTTCAGGACTTGGTTAACGAACATTTAACATTGTTCGGTCAGGATATTTTGTATCTGCCTAGAAAAATTGTTAATGAGAACACAGTTATCAGAGAGATTACTGCATCTAAATTTGATGATAGTTTTAGGTTAGAAGCATACCTAGTAAACACTGATGGATTTGGAACACCATCAGATGTACTAACAAAATTTGGTGTTCAGGCACAAGATGAGTTAACTCTAGTTGTTTCTAAAGAAAGGTATGATGATTTTATATCTCCATTTCTAAAGTTATGGCCTGAAGGTGATAGAAAGAATGCCAATACTCCAAATGAAGGAGATTTAATTTATCTTCCTTTGGATAATGCCATATTTGAGATCAAATATATTGAAAGGAAGGTTCCATTCTACCAGATGAATGACCTATTCATGTATGAATTTAGATGTGAAATATTCCAGCCTGAAGATGAGGTTATTGATCTTCCAGATGGATTGACTGATAAAGATGGTGTGGATATTAATGAGGGTATGGTAAGTAAAGGACAGGTTATTACCATACAGATGGAGAAAGAGACTACAAATAATGCAGAAGCTACTGTATCTCTTGCATCTACTGTTACTGGAGTTAAGTCTGTTCAGTACATTAAGTTGTTTGATGATGGAAATTATCAAGGAACTCCTACTGTTACTGTACATAAACCTGGCCAAGGAAATGCGGCAACGGGTTCTGTTACCATTGCAGAGGGTGCCATTAATACAGTATCCATAACAGGTTCTGGATCTAATTACTTAAAAGTTCCTACTGTAAGTTTTAC